ATTGGGTCGGCATCGTTGTACCTGCGATCACATCCGCGGGTATGGCAATCGCTGAATACTTGGGAAGTCCAACGATGCAAGGCTATATAACGACGCTGACCACGCTTCTCGGTGCGATGGCGACGCTGATTCGAGATGTGTTAGTACTGGCGTTTAATTCATCCGCAGCGGCCTGGTCGTTACTGAGCGAAGCGTTTACCATTGCATGGCCATACATCAAAGTGGTACTTGACGCGTTCTATTCACTGGTAAGCATTACCATGGCGACGGTAACGGGCATCTTGACCGCATTGTCTCAGTTGGTCAAAGGGGATTTCCAAGGTGCTTGGACAACGTTAAAGACGACGCTTGACACGACAATCAAAGACATTTCCGGTTTCTTTACGACACTCGAAACCAAAGTCAAAGGTGTCATGAATGAACTGATGGGCAAGTTTAAGGAGGTAGGTACCAACATTGCGACCGGCATCGCAAACGGAATCAGTGACGCAGCGGGCAAGATTGCAACCGCGGCACGAAACGCGGCGAGTGATGCGTACGAAGCCGCGAAGAAGTTTCTCGGCATGGCATCGCCTTCTAAACTTATGCGCGATGAGGTCGGTATAAATTTTTCAAAAGGGATGGCGTTGGGTATTCTTGACGGCATACCCGAGGTAACCACAGCAGCACGTGACACCGCAGCGGTGGGAGCGGCGACGGCAGCCCAGACGGTGAACAACATCACGCTCACTGCAAACTACAGCAACATGCAAAGTGAATCTTCACTCATTGCCGACGCACGCGCTTGGATGATGAAGATGGGGAGAGTGTAATGGACGTACAGATGGAACGCGGCAACAAAAAGTACTCTTTTGATATGGATAACGGGTTTTTTGAAGCGGGAATATCTTCTGTAGTATACATTGTTGGCGCAGTCAATTGGGGAATGGCGCCATCGCATCGCATCACACAACGCGGCCCATTCCAAGACGGAGACACCGACGTCGATTTTCGTCTTGACCCGCGTGTGTTGTCAATACCATTTGTTGCTCCAGCAAATGACGCTGACGAAAGTTTCGCAGTGCGAAACGCACTGCTACAAGTATTTAAGCCCGGAAACGATACGTGGCAATTGCTCGTGTCTTTCGGTGCAGAACCAACACGCGTCATCGACGTCAAATCCGTCGGCGGTCTCACCATGGACACAGACGCAAAAGACTTCACAGTGCGCGGTGTCATCCAGTTACGAGCAGCGGATCCGGTCTGGAGTGACCGCTATGTTACCACTGTAAATCTCACCGCTTCGCTCTTTGGTACGCCAACGCCATACCCTAAGCCGTATCCGGTGCCGTACGGTGCTGGAAGTGTCAATAACATTACAACCATAAACTATCTAGGATCGTGGGTATCATATCCAACAATACAATGCACAGGCCCTGCGACAGATCTGACAATCGTTGACGGGCTCGGCAATCTGATTGTATTTGACAGCATCATCCCTGCAGCTCAAACTTGGACCATTTTCCTTGAATACGGCACAAAAACGGTTATTGACCAAAATAACGTCAATCAGTTTGCAGCGTTAAACATCAACAGCGACATCGTAAACTGGGGAATCTTTCCCGATCCCACAGTGTTGGACGGCGTGAATACAATCAGCGTATCGGCAACCGACACCACGACAGATACATTGGTTACCCTGTATTATAATTCTCGTTACATAGGAGTCTAAGCAATGGCAGAGCAATCAGTGGGAATGGCGACGGGTACCGGTGCAGCCTTTGGTGATGGTAATGTTGGAACGGGCTACTCATCTACCAGACTGACCGCAATGGAAACCAAGACACTTAGCGACGGAGTTTTGCAGGTCGGAAATTTGTTTAGCATGACGAACAGCGGAGGCACGCTGACCATCCAAGACGGTGCTGCAGTGGTCGGTGGTTTCTTCTACGAAAACACGTCGTCATCGGCCATCGTATTGTCAACGCTGGCCAATGCTACCTACAACGTGGCTATCCTCGTTAACAACACCGCAGGAGCGTTAACCGTATCGCGGAGCGTCGCTGGCACAACGATTGGTACTTACTCCGTGCGTCTCGTCGTTGCAACCAATGCGCAGTTATCCGGCCAAACTTATGTGCAACTTGGAACAGTAATTGTAGCAGGTGCGGTCATCACTGGAGTTACGCCAGCGTATGCAATGTACGGAACAACAACACAGTTACCATACCAATCCTTTGCATTTATGACCGGAGGATCGGCAACAATTACTCTTGCTAATACATTTTATGTACCAGGTACATATTCCGCCTCAACTGTGAGTAATGACAATATTTTCAGTGTCAATACAACGAATGGTGAGATCACGGTGCGTCGTACTGGATTGTATCTTGTGAGCGCTTATGGTAACTTTGGAACAGGAACAACAGGTAATCGTATATTAGGAATACAATTAAACGGAACATTTGCAAACTTAACACGTGCAGCATCATCAGGAACTGGTGAGCATCAAATGACACACACAGCATTTGTAAACGTTACTGTTGTTGGCGATGTTGTTCGAATAGCAACTCACAGTAGCATAGTGACGCAAACATTCAGCAGCGGTATTTTTTTTATTAGCAGGGCATAAGCAATGCCAGTACAGTACACAATTAAACTGTACGACGATGCAGGGGTGGCGCTTGGCATCGTCACCCCGCTGGACATCGCAGTGGTGCACAAAGTCAATACGCCAAGCGTGGCGACATTCTCGGTAAATCGCAATACGGCCGTGGTCGCTGATTTGGACTATGGATCCATTGTCGAGATAATACGAAGCGATCCCGCAATCGGTATGCAAGCGTATACGGAGTTTGTCGGTTTTATACGGTTTTGGAATCGCTCATTCGGACAAAATCCCATTCTCAGTGTGACCGCGGTCGATGCCAAGTGCATTATGCAAGATCGTATCGTCGCATGGTATCCAAACCTACTGGGTACGTCGTTTTTCAAGACGTCGACATATACCACAGCATCGTCAATCATGGTCGAACTGTGGAATCGCAACGTCGGCAGCCAAGCCAACGGAAACCCTCCATACTTCGGCGCAAATCTCACTCGACGATACGGAACCGGACTGCAACGATGGACCGACGGACGAGTCACAACGGCAACCAATGCAACCAACCTCAGCATCGGCACCGCTATCGAAGTATCGTGCAGCGGTGAAAACGTACTAAATACGATGGTAAAGGTAGCCGAGACCGGCGGTCTTGACTTCACTGTCAACTTTACCATCGTCACGCTGAACTATTCTTTGTTCTACGCCGACAACCTCGGAGCCGACCGGCGCAGTTACATCAAATTCAGCCAAGAGAACAACACCGTCGGCACTCTTAACCAGTCGACCAACGTAATGAACTACGCTTCGTTGTTTCATGCCGTCGGCAAAGGCAAAGACAAAAACAACATGCGTAGTCGATACCCAACGACCGCACCAACTGGCGCAGACCTGCGCGAAGCATACATTAAAGGTGCAGACCAGACCTCAACGAATCAACTGTTTAACCTCGCATATTCTCGGTTCCGTCGGCAACGCCTAAGCATCGAAGCATTCGACATCGAAGTACTGCAGTCTGGTACGTGGCGCTACGGTCGCGACTACTTCCTTGGTGACTTGGTTTATGTTGATGTAAACGCAGCGTCACCATTGACGCGTAAAGTCTATGCAGTGTCGTTGTCGATGAATTCGCAAGGTGTTGAGGAGGTGCGCATTGACTTGGCTGAAATCTGATGAAACGCAATTACTGACCGAGCGTGTGAGCACCGTCGAACGACGTGATGATGCGGTGTTTCTCACGTTGACCCGCACGTCAACGCTGAGCATAACGACGGCCGGCGTCATTGTGACATGGCAAGAAGAAGTGGACATCGGCGGAGATATGACGTGGAGCGGGTCAAGCATCACGGTGCCCATTGCCGGCTACTACAAGATAACCGTCATCGGCTCGTTGGCTACACGCGACAACTTCCACGGTGACCTTCGTGTGAACTCGGTTGAGGTTTGCTCAATGGGCGTCGGCGCTTTGAGGGATGTAAAGTTCATACACTCTGTTTGTCAGTTCTTCAAAGCTGGCGACGTCGTACAGTATAAAGCAACAACCACCACAGGAACGCACACGCTGGCAGTGGTCACCGAAGACAGCGCCGGCGAGTCGCCTATATTTCACATGGTGCTACTATGATTTTTCGAATCTACGATCCACAGAACATCACGTATGCGTACTTTGATGAGTACGGCGAGCACTACGCAGTACTTCCCGACGGTGCCGACGTCGAAGAGCGTCCGTACACCGAAGCCGAAGCAATGGACGCACTGCGCAACGTGCGGAATACGAAGCTTGTGGACTGCGACTATACGCAACTACCCGATGTCGGACTCGATGCGATCACCGTGGAAGCGTGGCGAGTGTATCGTCAGCAACTGCGCGACATTACCGACGGTCTCGTGTGGAACGTCACCACGTGGCCAGCAAATCCGGTATAATACGAATACCGCGGTGTCCTATTCTTGGCAGAACTGCATCGCGGTGCTATAATCAATCATCCGAAACGGTGCCTTTCCCGTGACGGTCATCTGCACTAACGCCACGCACTGCAATGCGTGGCGTTGGTGTATAATTTAGTTATTCCCGGGATGTCCGGGTAATGCTCATACGATTACACGAAGCCCGACGCACCACTTTGCGTCGGGCTTTGTGTTTG